TATTATCTTCTATTAAGGGGTCTAAAGAAATGAGCATTTCTCTTTTTTCGATTGAACAATCAAAAACTATGTAAGGCATCCCAACTGCACCTTTATAATTACAAAAAGTTTTTAATACTCTACATAATGGAATTTGAATAAAATCAAATTCTTTTTTGTTATCGATGAATAATGTAAATATTTTATCATTTGTTATTACTATCGGTTTATTGCTAAAATAACAAAAACATATTTCTTCTTTAGAAAAATATATCTTACCTTTATTAAAAATGTTGTTTAACTCGTTTATCGCTTCAGAATTAATGTTTTCACTTGTGAATGTTTTGAATTGTAATTCTTTATTCATTTTATTTCTTTCCCTTAGTCAAATTCTTTTATTACTTTTCTTAGCTTCCCTAAAATTCTAAAATTAGTGTTTTCTAAATCTACAACAATAGGGTCGTAATTCTGATTGGCTGGTATCAGCTGTATATACGATGAACCACGTTTGAAACGTTTACAAGTAGCCATGCTTTCATCTATACAAAAGCATCCTATTTTGTTGTCATCAATTGTACTTACTTTCTCAAACACAATAATATCCCCGTCATCAATTCCAGCATTTATCATGCTGTCACCTTTTGCACGTTGAGCGAAATATTCACTTTTAGGATTTAAATTATCATTGGGTACAGCTACGTAGTCGACTATATTATCATCGACAAATGCACCATTGCCACATGATATATCGCCATACAATGGTACTTTAATAAACGAAATGTTTGTTGCGCTGTATATGACTTCATCCTCGCAAATGAGTTGTGCGTCATTAACCATGTGTTCTGTTTCGGTATATATTTTATTATTCCAGCCCATTAGATATGCTGGAGTTGTGTTTAAACCTTTAGCAATAATATTTAATCTATCTATTGGTACTTTTGCATCTTCTTTTGTCATATACCTTTGTAAGGTTGATTTAGATAAATTAGTGCGTTTACTTAATTCACCGTATGAAATATCTCTTTCATTCATTATTTTTAAAATTTTATCTCGTATTTCTTTTTCCATTTTTCCACCTCCTTGTTATATTTAAATTATAACATTTTGTACCATTTTTGCAACGAATGATTACATAATAATTAAATTTCGTTCCATAAATGGGTTGACATTGTTTTAGTGTTGTTGTATGATTTAATCGTCCCAAAATTAAAACGGAAGAAAGGAGCTAGGATAAATGATTGATAAAAAAGAAATGTTGAAAATTTTTGTTGATGCTAATATGACGCAGAAAAAGTTAGCAAAATTACTTGGAAAATCTCCAACAACCATTAATAAATGGTTGAATAATAAGTCTTTTCCTTCGACACAAGAAGTTAATGAAATTTGTAGAGTTTTAGAAATTACTGATGACAAAATGAAGGCAAAAATTTTTTTAAACTAATCGTACCAATTTTAGGACGGAATAATATGGGGCAAATAAAACACAAAGGAGGTAACGTATGAACGAATTACAAGAATTTGATTTTAAAGGTTTAAAAGTAAGAACGCAAAATCAAAACGATGAAGTTTGGTTTTGTTTAAAAGATGTATGCAAAATCTTAGAAATTTCAAACAGTAGAAAAGTAGTTGAAAGATTAAATTCAAAGGGGGTAACTACTAGTGACACCCTTACAAAAGGCGGTATCCAAAAACTAACATACATAAATGAAAGTAACCTATATAAAGTTATTTTTCAATCAAGAAAACCACAAGCAGAACAATTTACTGAATGGGTTACATCAGAAGTATTACCAACATTGAGGAGAACTGGTACATATTCTATTCAGCACGATCCAATGCAAGCATTAAGGCTAATGTTTGAAGCAACAGAACAAATTGAAGCACGTGTAACTCAATTAGAATCGGTACAAACGATTTCTCAAAATGAATATTCAGAGATTGGTACTAGAATACAAAAACGTATTAACAATGTTATCAAAGACGAAGGGTTAATTGTGCGTGGTAATCAGCGCAGAAAATTATTTAATGAATTTAATCACGAAGTATTACTTGTCGGTGGTGTAAAACATAGGAATCAAATTTTAAAGAAAGATTATTACAAAATTTTAGATTTCATCAATGATTGGCAGCCATCAAGAGCGACTATTATCGGTGTCTTAGGGTATGAACAACAAGATTTTAAATTTTAAGAAAGGGATAAAAAAATGTTAGACATAGAACAACTTAAATTAATATTTATCGGTCGAAAAGAAACATACATTTATACACGGATAAGAGAAATTAAGTACAAGTATAACTTGAACTATGACGGAGCAGAGCTACCTATTGATGTAGTCATGAAAGAATTGGGATTAAGTCGTCAAACTATTTATGATTTACTAGGAATAAAAACATATCATAACAATTCGATAGTTGAGTTATTGCAAGATATTTGTAAATATCAAGAAAAGATTTTGGAATGCTGGCAACAAATTGTAATTTCCAAAGAGGAATAGGCAATGCTTGGTTATAACGAATTAAAAATGCTTTTTCCTAATCGTTCTAAGGATTACATATACAAACTTATTAGAAAGTTAAAGGAAAAATATAACTGCAATTATACTCAGAGCGTAATATCAGCTGACATTGTATCTAAAGAATTCAATATTGAAATAGATACGATAATAAAAATAGTGTCACCGACTGCAATCGGTGACACACAACACACATAAAAATTATAGCGCAAAAATGGAGAAAATACAATGAGATTTAGAAGTCGTGGAATATTAACAGTACTTGCAGTGGTTCTTATTATAGCAAGTCTAGTAGTTAGCGTTATTGGAAACGTATGTACACGAGTAGATGCTCAATTCAAAGAAGTATATCCCACTGAAATACAAGAAGCTTCTGCTTATGGATTGCAAGAGATACCCGCTTGAAGATCACTAGGTATTTACAAAATTACTAACTACTGTAGCTGTTATGAATGTAACGGACAGTGGACGGGATATTTAACCCGTTCAGGTACAAATTATGTAGAGGGTAGAACGGTAGGGGTAGATACAAATTATATTCCCCTAGGTTCAAAGATAATGATTGACGGTCACATTTACACTGCTGAAGATACCGGTTCGTTTAGAGGAAAGGTAATTGATGTATATGTAAGCGACCATAGTAAATTTGATAGGAAATACGAAGAAGTTTATATACTGGAGGGATAAAAAAATGAAAAAAGAAGATTTAAAACTATGTGATGTGGTTGGACTGAAAAATGGTGAAGTCAAAATTATGTTACATGGAATTTTTGAAGATAATGTTGTCGCTTTTATGGATATCAAGAACGGAAGATATGTTTCTTTCGGGGAATACAATGATGATTTATTTCATAAGGAACATCAAAATTTTGATATTATGAAAGTTAAACATTTTGAGTATTCAGGCGATGCGTTTAGAGCGTTAGGAATGATTAAAAATCGTTCTGCTTATCCTTTTGCTTGGGACTGGGAACGCGGTCTTGAATATTACAATGGGAAACTTGTTTGTGTAGAAAGTTCATCAGTTAATATGACGAAAGGAAAAATCTATAAGTCAAAAAACGGGGAAATTTACGATGATGAAGGTGATTTATGGAGAATGAAAATTAAAAATTTAGAACATCTTCATAATACCACTTCTTGTAGGTTCATTGAACTTGTGGAGGATTAATATGACTGAATCGAAGGAAAAGTTGTTCAATCTTGAACGCCAGCTTTTTGAGTTAGAAATGAAAGATCATTGGGATAATGCGGATTTTGATTTATCAAGAGAATTAAGAGAAGAAATAAAAAATGTTAAGGAGGAAATGAAACATTGGGATTAGCGGTACTTGTGTTAGGAAGTTCAGGAAGTGGAAAATCAACTTCCCTAAGAAATTTTGAGAAATCAGAGGTAATGGTATTGAATGTTGCTGGAAAAGCATTGCCATTTAGAAAGAAACTGAACAGTTTGGATTTAAGAAAACATCATGGTAGTGAAAGGTATGATGCAATAAAACAAGTAATGTCCAAATTTCAAAATCAATGCAAAACATTTGTTATTGATGATAGCCAATATTTGATGTCATTTCAAATGTTTGATAAGGCTAAAGAAGTGGGCTATGGAAAGTTTACAGATATTGCAGTCGAATTTAAAAATCTTTTGGATTTTATATCAAGTTTAAATGATGATGTGACTGTATATTTATTGCACCATACAGAAAGAACCGAAGACGGGCATATAAAAGCTAAGACATCAGGAAAAATGATTGATAGTCAATTAACAATGGAAGGTTTATTCACTATCGTAATAATGGCTAGAAATGACGATGGGGTTTATAAATTTTTAACTCGGAGTGATGGTTTGAATCCAGTCAAGACACCAATGGAGATGTTTGACAGCGACGAGATCGAAAACGATTTAAAAATTGTTGATAAAACAATCAGAGAATACTATGAAATGGAGGCTATGAGCTAATGAAACTATACGAAATTAATCAAGAGATTAATTCACTTGTAGACGAAGAAACTGGCGAGATTACCGATATTGCAAGATTTCAAGAGTTGCAGTTAGCTGAAAATGATAAGTTAGAAGCTATTGCGGTAGTGTTAAAAAACAATGACGTTGATGTTAATGCATTAAAAGAAGAAGCTAAGGTTCTATTGGATAGAGCTAAAGCGATTGAAAATAGAAATGAAAATACAAAAGCGTTCTTAGCAAAATATATGCTTGAACACGGTATTAAGAAAATCGAAACACCTAAATGTGTATTGCGGTTTACTAAATCATCATCAGTTGTCATTGATGATGAAACTGAGTTTGTCAATAAGTACAAAGATACTGATTTAGTCAAAGAAGAAATTAAATTTAAAATTGACAAAAAAGCAACTAAGAATTTTTTAAAAAACAATATGACATTATATGCCCATGTTGAAGAAAAACAAAATTTACAAATCAAGTAAGGAGATAAACAAATATGAAACAAATCAATAACTGGAATGAAATTAAAGAAGCGGGAGAATTTGAAAGTTTGCCAGCCAATGGATATGTAGCTGTAATCAAAAATGTAGAGGATGATGCGGTCAAAGAATGTTTAAAAATTAGTTTTGATATTGCTGAGGGGGAGTTCAAGGATTATTACCTTGAACTGTATAAAACAATGAATTTCTGGGGTGGTTCTTTCTATAGATCGTACAAAGAAAAGGCACAGTCATTTTTTAAAGGATTTATTACTGCGGTTGAAGAATCAAATCCAACATTTAAATGGGACTGGAATGAACAAAAGTTAAAGGGGCAGCGCATCGGTGTTGTACTTCGTGAAGAAGAATATATCCCACAACAAGGTCCTAATGCTGGAAAGGTTAAGACAAGATTAATTGTTGATGAAGTAAGAAGTGCAGATAAAATCCGAAAAGGTGATTTTAAAATTAAGGAAAAGAAATTATTAGAAACTAACACTAACAACCCTTTTAACAGTACAGCTACACCAGATTTGAAATTAGACGATATTCAATTTTAACAATGATTCAGCTTAGAGATTATCAAGAAACTGTTTATCAGGATACTATAAAAGCCATAAATAAAGGTTCTAAAGGTATCCTGATACAGTTACCTTGCCGTAGTGGTAAAAGTTATGTAATGGCTAAGTTCGTTGAAACTTGCAAAGGCAATAGTTTAATCCTAGCGCATAGAAATGAGCTCCTTAGTCAGCACAAAGAACTGATTGATAGTCTAGGGTTGTTAAATAAATGTAGATTAGCAAGTGTATTTACAGAAGTAAACCACCTAGGGGAACATGAAAAACCTACGGTTATTTTGATAGACGAATGTCACTTGAGTGAAGCAAGCAGTTATAAAAAAATAGCCGAGTTTTATGGTTGTATAATAATTGGCTTTAGCGCAACACCTACTAGATTAAATGGAGATAAATTGACATTGTACGATACATTGATTAATGGTGTATCAGTTAAATATTTAATAAAACAAGGTGCTATAGCAGATTTTGAGTATTACGCTCCTGACATAGCATTGGATTTAACTGATATCGATACATTAGGTGGTGACTATAACGGTAAGCAACTTAATGATCTTATGTTTAACAGTGCAATTTATGGTGATGTGATAGACAGTTATAAAAAATTAGGCGATGGCAGACAAGCGATTGCTTACTGTGCTGGTGTTAATCATTCTAAAAAAGTATGTGAAGAGTTTAACTCAGCTGGTATAAAAGCTGTACATATTGATGGTTCGATGAATAAAACTGAACGTAAAAAAATAATGGATTTATATCGTTCAGGTTATTATACAGTTCTATGTAATGCAAATATTATAAGTGAGGGTATTACACTGCCTAATGCATCTATAGGACTGCTGCTAAGACCTACACAGAGTTTAGCATTATATATTCAGCAGAGTATGAGAGTTTTAACCCCTGATGGTAATGGAAAAAAAGCAGTTATTATTGACTGTGTTGGTAATTATCAAAGACATGGTCTTCCCGATGAGAATAGAGAATGGACTTTGGAGGGTGTTAAACGTAAACATAAAACAAATAATGATGATGGTAGTTTTACAATCAGAAACTGTCCTAACTGTTTCAGGATTTTTAAAACTGCAAATAAATGTCCTTACTGTGGACACGAGTTTGAGGTTAAGGGTCATGAATTGCAGTGTATGGAAGAAGTTCGTTTACGAAAAATTAGCGAACAAGAAAAAATAGCTATAGCTGAACATAAGAGAAAACAAAGAATGGAAGTCGGAATGGCTAAAACAAAAGAAGATTTAATAAAAATAGCAAGAGAACGAGGGTATAAGCCCGGATGGATATTCGTTACTGCTAAAAGAAAAGGAATAAAATTATAGAAAAGGAGTAAGAGTTGTGCGCACATAAAACTCGAGTTACTCCATATTATAAATGAAAGATAATTATTTAATAAGACAAGGTGATTGTATGGAATTAATGAAAAAAATTCCCGATAAATCAATTGATTTGATAGTTACAGATCCACCCTATGAAATTGTAACAAGTGGGGGAGGACTGTATACACATAAAGATAAGCAGTATGTTAAAGAGCTGAATTTTATTAAAAATGGATATAATGAAGAAATTTTAGATGAAATGATTCGAATTTTAAAAAAAGTAAATATATATATTTTTTGCAGTCAAAAGCAAATACATAAATTATTAGATTATTTTTTAAAGAATAAAAACAATATAGATCACATTCTATACAAAAGACAAATAAATTGGAATTTATTAACTTGGCATAAAACAAATCCTGTTCCAGCGTGTGGAAATAAATATCTAACGGATACTGAATATATTTTGTTCTTTAGAGAAAAAGGTGTAAAAATTTATGGCTCTTTTGACACAAAAAAAACGCACTATGAAACACCGTTGAATCAAAAGGATAAAAAATTATATAGGCATCCAACTTGTAAACCTGTGGATATTTTAAAAAATTTTATTGTTAATAGTACCAATGAAAATGATTCTGTTTTAGATCCATTTATGGGTAGTGGTTCTACTGGAGAAGCTTGTTTACTAACAAATAGAAAATTCATTGGCATTGAACTTGAAGAAAAATATTTCAACATATCAAAAGAAAGGCTAGAGAAAATAAAATTATGAAAGAGAAATTAAACATTTTAAAAACGGATGGCCGTTTATATGAAGTAGTGGAATTAATGAGCAAATTAGCAAAACAAAACGGGGACTATTATCGATTATATAAGAAAAACAATACATTGTTTTTTTATAACTTTAATGTAGGTATCTTGTATGAAGCTGACAACGATATTTTAGACAGTACCGTTATTGATTGTGTAGATGGTGAATACAAGATTTACAAGGGCATTAAAACTGGATATCTGCTTACGAAAGAAAGTGATTGCATCGGTAATTTAAACAGTCGAATTTTAAGCAAGGCAGTAAACGCGAAAGAATTATGTTACATAAACAAAAAAGACAGTTACATGATCCATGAGATTATGAATTCAGCTTTAATCACTGATGACGATTTAGATTTAATAACTCTATTTGATAACTCTATACTTAAACTAAGTGATGATGGTAATAACTTTTTGATTAAAAACTATTATGAACAGCAGTATCCATTTCTTAAAACTACGACTTATATTGTTCTGGGATTGGAGTGGAGTCCTGATGAATAAAATATGCAAGTGCTGTAAACACAATATAAAAAATAAGTGTACGGTTAGTGGGTTGGAAATTCAACCTACTAAAAAGCGCTGCAATAAATTTAGTAAGAGATATGAGCAGGAAAGTTTATTTGATGCAATTGGAAATAGAGGTGATCCATACAATGAAAGATATTAATATTGTTGATGAATTTTTAAACAGTTATTACCGTTCGCCTACAAAGAAAGAGTTTATTCTGTTGGGCGGAGATATAAAAACTGTTGAAAAAAAGTTCAAAAGCTATCGTAATTTTTTGGACTACTATGGTTATGATGCTCCAACAAGAACAAAGACACTACAAGTGTTAGACGATAGAAATAATATTGTTTATGAAGGAACAACTAGAGATATTGCGGAAAAGTACGGCGTATATTATACGACTGTATTAAAAGCAGTCAATCATGGTTTACGGCTAAAAAGCTGTTATTCGGTACGAAACAAGGAGTTAAAATTATGAAATTAAAAATAAATGATAATTACATAATCACTTCAGACACACACTGCTATATATTAAATAAAATATTATTTAATAAAAAAACAAACGAAGAATATTTACAACCAATTAGTTTTTATAAATCACTTGATGATTTAACCCTAGGACTTATAAACCGAGAAATAAGAACGCACGATTTAGAGTGTGTTAATGAAATAATAAGCCATATATCCGCTATAAAGGATGAAATTCTATCAGAGGTAAGAAAGCATGAAAATCAATAGACGTATTTATGAAAATATGGTTGATGAAATTTATGATTCATTGCTTGGTAAGGAGGGTGAATATATTATCTATGTTTCACGTGCTATGTATTCATATATTAAAATGATTCAATCTTACAAAATGATAGCAAATAACTATGTTCCCAGAATTCTGGGATTCCCACTATTGCTTAAAGAAGAATTGAATGGCAATGAATATGAGGTGGTTAAATTGGAGGTAACCGATGAATCCTGAAACAATATTACAGAAAAAAATTGAAGTAGCTTTATCTGATTTGGACGCAATTCCATATCGTATGCAAGTAGGAAATTTTTACACAAACAATATGAAACCTATAAAAATAGGCATAGTAGGAACTCCTGATTTAATGATTATATGTCCCAATGGGATTACACTATGGTATGAAATTAAAACTAAGACTGGTAAAACTCGAAATGCTCAAGATAAATTCCATGAGGAGTTACGCAAGTTAGGACATCTTGTGTTTGTAGTTAGATCAGTCGAGCAAGCTGTACAAATTTATAATACATATGTCGGGAAAAATTAATCGTATTGAAGAAAGAAAATGTCCTATATGCGGTAAGACATACGTAAGCATCTACATGAAAGAATGGGCTTATAGAAGGGGCAATTATACATTCTGTAGCTACAGCTGTATGTCTAACTATCTTAATAATAAAAGGTATTGGAACAATAAATTTAAAGAAGGTAAAAATAATGTTAAAGATAGAAAAGATTAAAGACGAGATTAAAAATCATGACACTAACAGTGATGATTATCTCGAATGTTGGTTACATCAGATTACGACAAATTTGCACGATAACAAGAACAGTTGTAGCAGTTTTACGTGTTCAGAATGCTTAAGATTGTCACTTATGGAATTATTAGAAGAATATAAAGAACCGATTAAACTTACTCAATTTGAGTATGAATATTTAAAATTTGCTAAGGCAGTAGAATATAACTTTATTGCAAGGGATGAAGATAGAGGATTATTTTTATACAGTATTGAACCTTGGAAAGGAGAAATTACTTGGAGATACAGAGATAGCGGTATACGTATATTTACAAAAATGTTTAATTTTGTAAGATGGCAAGACGAAGAACCGTACAACATCGATGAAATATTAAGTAATTGTGAGGTTATTGAAAATGAATAAAGTACATATTAAAAATGAATTTCTAATTAATATTGCAATAGCCCAACGTATGTTTGATAAATTTAAAGACGAATTACAAAGAAGCGATAATTATGAAGTAAACGGAAAAGTATCACGGGAAAC